GTAGATGTTGCCACGTACTATATAGTGCTCACAATCTCTTTTTAATAATTGGCTCCAATCAAAAACTTCTTCTTGATTATTTATATGTTCAGATTCCCAATAAGTCCAACAACTAAAATCACTATTCCATTTTACAACTCCAGCAGGATCATCTTCAAATGATAAAATATCCCCTTCATAAATTTCAATTCCATTCCTGTCTTTTAATCCAGTAAACTGCATTAAATCATAGTGTTTTTTATTATCATCAATTAACCCTATAAAATAATTAAATCCATAACTATTTTTATGTCTGATGAACTCCCATACTCTAAACTTTATTTCTCTTTTCATACTGTAAGCTGTCTTTTATCAATTGGAATAAATCCGCTGCCATTGCCATGTACTACCTTGATAAAGTCAACCTCAACCTTTGCAGAGTTGATAATTACCTGAGCAATGTCTGCAATTGCTTTAGCTTTTTCAAGCTCCATATCGCCCTCTTTTACCATCTCGATAATCTCGAATAAGTGGTCTCTTAAATCTTCTATTTTATTGCGTGCCATAATTTATTTAGTGCTTTAATTGTTTCTTGTATTTCAATTGGATATTTTGTTATTCTGTTGCGCTCCATATTTTCGCTCATGGTTATTTTCTCAAGATTATTTATATTGAAATTGCTTCTATTTTTATCTCGAAAAACGATTACTTCATTTCGATTTATCTTGCCATGTTCAAGCTCGTAAAGATGGCGATGTAGAAGCACCCACTTGCGAGGCTCTGCAATCTTTATTGAAGTATAGCCTTCCTCATCAATTCGAGTCGATCCAACTGGTCTGTGGTTAGGAGGGATTGTGCCTTTTTTAAATTGCGTTTGTTCGCCTCCTATTTGCAGCCCTTTCATGCCTTTGTTCCAAGGTACATTTCCCTTGGGGAACTGCTTGCCGATGTTGCTATTTCTAATCCTACCACTAAAATCTGTTGCAAGGTAATCTGATGTTTTATAAAGCTTCATTAAATTTGCTTTGCAATAACACTGCTTGACTGTTCTATTTAATAGCTCTGCAACTTCCTTAGTGGAGCGGTGCGGATAATGTTCTACCAGCACCGCTATTTCTTCTGTTGTCCAGTTACAGCGATTCATAATATTTCTCTCCTCCTGAATCGCCTCCCGTATCAGTTGGCTTAGGCATTCTATCAGCCATTGCTTGCTGCCCATCGTGGTAGCCATTAGAGTAGGCTTGAATAATTGCCTCTTTTACTTTCTCTTTTATTGGTGCTTCCTTTGGCGGCATAATAGTATCGAAGTATGCAGTCAGTTCATTAAACTGGTCGCAGATGTTGCTTAGGTATGTCATCGGATTACTTGGGTTTTTACTTCTGTTAATTTAACTCCTTTGATTTGTGTTGTGCCAGTAAGCTCCATTGCTTTTGGCAGTTTGCGCATTAGCTCAGTTACATCGAACATCTCTGCTTTCATTATCACCATAAGCAATGTGCTCCAATCTACTTCGCCTACCATCTCAGCTCTCTTGCTTATGCGTATGTTCTTTGTGTGGTCGTTGCTTAAGGTTGTTGTAGTCATTGCATCTGTGAAATGCGCCATAATATCTGCAACAGCTCCTACTCCACTATTCGCTAGTGCTTTCTTAGCTTCGGCTGCAATTTTTGCATCGGCTTCTGCTTTGATACGCTCAAGCTCGTTGGAGTATTCTATCATCAATGCCTTGCGGTTCTCAATGAAGTCTCTTAGCGGCTGCGTTGCTGCTTTTTCGATGTCCATTAACTGCTTCTTGAATGAGTCAAGTGGTAGAGTAATTGTCTTGCGATGCGTCTCGATGTGCTTGATTGCATCGTTTGCAGCTTTGATTGATTCAGCACTTACATCATAGCTGAACTTATCCTCTATTTTGGCAGGAACTGCCTTAATCATTTGCTGCGACTTAAGCACTTCGGCTGAATTTATCGCGTTGTGGAATTGAGTTAAATTTTCTATATTTGTCTCCATGTTTTAGGGATTTTAAAATTAGGGAGCGCAGCAATGCGCCCCCTTTTTTGTTTATTAAAATGGTGCTTCATTATCTTCTTCACCAAGCCAAGCGGTGTCAACTGGTGCAACATTCGGCTTATACGGCTGAGAGATTCTTGCGATGTACTCATCGGAAATCTTGATTTTATCTTGGATAAAGTCAGGCAACTTTAAGAAGGTAACCTCATCGTGATCCTGCGTGTTGTAGGTAAGCGGCTCGTTAAATGCAGGAGGGCAAACCAAGCCTTTAGGCAGCGGAGATATTCCGATAATGTTCGCGTATGTCGCATCGCCTTTCTGCACGTGGGTGATGTTTAAAAGGCAAGCCTTGCCAAGTAAACTAAAGATGTCAAATGTTCCTGCAACCTCATCAGGCATCTTCTTTCCTGCCCACGATTCAATATCTCTGCGAAGCACTGACTTGCTATTCATTGACAAGTTGTAGATTGCTCTTGCGTAGAAAGGTTTTAAGCCTTCGCCTTTTTCAAATTCGCAGAGTTCGGTTGGCAGCTCGAATATTAATTGAACTTTGCGTTTCTTGCCGGGAAACTGCCCTTGTTGCATGGTAGTTCCTAAGTCGACAATTTGGTAACATCTTGCAGGAAATGCGCCCTCGGGCGCAATCTGACGGGAGGTGTTATTCCCTACTGGTGCTGTTAAAGCCATAGTGATTATTTATTAAGTGATTGATTAATTACAATTGAATCGAAGGCTATCATTGCCTCCTCGAATACCTTGCGATATTTATGGTGAAATTCTGATTTTGAGCTTTCGAAGTACAAGCGATTGCAATAAGGCACATCTTGTATCTTCTCTTTGCTGAACTGTCTTGCGACAGTGATAGCGTCTAAGTCGCATCTTTGAAAAATGCCCTGCTTGCAGCCGTCATCTACTATGCAAAGTAGCAAGTTTTGTAAATGGTCGTACTGCCAAAACTGAGTACCATCGTGTGATTTGAAGTATGTTTTCATAGGGTTTGAGTATAGTGGGCGGTAGTTAGCCGCCCTGATTAGTGATTAGTGATTAATATCGTTGCCAAGTTTATAAGCGCATAAGATAACTCCTTCAAGTTTTTTCATAGAAGTTACTAATCCATTGCCCGTATAAATTACATAAATAGTATTTTGTAATTTCCAAGATAATTCTCTTGCTTCCTCTGAAACAAGTTTATAACTTAAAGTTTCTTTGATGTTTGCTGTTTCGATTTTCATAGTGAGTAAATGTTTGAGTGAATAATTATAGGGCAAATATACAGCTATTTTTTAATTATGCAATAGGCAATCAAAATAAATGCAAAGTATTTTTATACTCGCAATGCAAGTGCTTGAATATCAGCCTATTTATTTTGCAGCTCTACTAACACCGAAGCCGATTAAAGCTCCAACTCCTACTTTGAAAGCGGTTGTTTGATACCACTTCTTGTCCTGCTTGATGTATATGTTCTGCATTCCAGTAATCTGCATTGATGGATTGTCGATGCGCATACGAATAACTTTATCTCTGCGCTTGAATAATCCTTTACGGATCGTGTCACCAACGGCGTAGGTAAAATCCGCATTCATTATTAACGAGTCAATTTGCAAGTTGCCTTTAGTAGTTAACTGACCACCGATTACCCAAAACTTCTCAGCCTTGTAAAACTTTAGCGGCAATCTAATATGCGGCACTCGGTCGATAATAACAGTATCAGCAACTTTAAACTCGGTTTTAATAACTGTGCGAGTTTTAAACTTTACTACCTCAACTGGATTCTTTAACTTGAGTTCGAGTGCAGCAATCTGCTTTGCCTGCATTGCCTCTTTAGAGTCGAACGCTGCAATGACTTGCGCCTGCGTTGCAATAGTTGTGCTATCATCAAAGCGAGTTGATGTAAGCTCGCAAGGCGAAGGCTGATTAACGCAACTTCTAATTAAGAGCAGCAGCAGTATGAGGCAAGTTGCCAATAGTAGCTTGGTGTAGTCCATCTTTTATAAGTTTAAAAAGTTTCTTTTTGCTTTGCACAAGGGTGCGCTTATCCTTAACTTCCGCTTCCAAGATATTTAGAGCCACGCAAACTGGCATAAAGTTCTCAACTACGTGCAGCGATAGCTTCTCCTCAATTGTCATATCTCGCGCGATGCTTTTTTAATCAATTGCCGCATTGCCTCATCAAGTTTATCAACGCAGGCATCCACCATTTCGAGCAGCGCAATCTTCTCATCATCAACATTTGTATCTCGTAGCATCTGAGTAAGTGGTTTGATGTTTACAAATGGTTGTCTTAATTCGTGCGACAAGATAAATCGAAACTCCTCAAGCAATGCTCTCTGCCTTTCATATTCGTGCGCAGTGATTGATGAAACATCAACGAGCTGAATGCCTATAAATGTTATTCTTGTTCCAATTGCGAAGCAGTTCCATACATTATACCTATGCACTAAGTTCTTATGCTTTGTTCTTGCATAAACTCTTGCAGGATCAGGAGATTGCTTCTTGGCTTTTTTTATTGCCTCGATAAAATCTTCGCGGTCTGTTTCAATATCAACTATGTCGGTAATCTTCTTAGGCTGAATGTGGCTAACATAGCTCTTAAATAAGCTATTATTGCTTATTATGTTGCCGTCCATATCAGTGACAACATAAAACAAATCAAGGTTATTCTCTAAGATGAATAAGAGAGACATTGGCGAAGTTCAGTGTATAATTTCCCCCAAGAAGCAAGCGAATTGTATAACCAATAAGCGGTGAGTAATATAGTAAAGCTAAACAGCAACCCCATCACTGGCGCATCCATTGTATCCTTATGCTCAATCACCGTCTTAGGCTTTATCTCGATGCGCTTATATGCAGGAGGATGCACCAAGAATGGCGAGCTGCTCGGAGTGATTGTATCGCTTGCGTAAACATCGTGAATCATAGGCGTTTCTTGGTGCGGCATATTATAATAATCGTGCGCAAGTTCATAGGTTTGACCCCATTGGTCAACTGCGTATTGCTTGCCAAAGATAGTGAACTTTTGCACTGGCTCACCATAGTGCCAAACTTCATAATGCGTGTGCATCTTGCAGCCTTTGCCTAAGATGCAGTTGTCGCTAAGAGTAACGATAGTATCAGTTCTTTCAGTTATCATCTTGGTTGGCTTTAGGTATGTATCCTGCCGCTATCATAGCAGCAACAATTGCAGCAAGTGTCTCGGTTGAAATCGCTTTAAAAATCAGCGCAAAGACGCTCGATAGAATCACCAGTGAGCCGATTGTTGACCTCCAGTGCTTAACAACAATATCTACCATCTGCCTTGACTTGCTGATTTTTCTTCGCATAGGATTTATACGCTCTTGGAGAAATAAAGTTCTGCCTCTATTCGCCTTCGAGTTACTAACCCGTTTCGCTTTAAGCCGCCTGCGTTTACCCACTTTCCAAACTCTCTTGAGATTGCAGGATCGGCAGGATTCGCTTTTACTTTTGTCAGCAGGGTTGACTTAGCAAGCGCACCAGTTCCAAGATTAAAAGCAAAGCTAACCAACGCATCAAACTGATTTTGGTTGACTGGTGTTGTGTTAAGCAGTGCGCTAACATTTTGCTCGAAGTCGCGCACTGTTTTGCGCAAAAGCGCATCTGCCTGCTCTTTGGTAATCTTATCACCCATCTTAACCTTTTGGTCATTCGCATAATAGGTGCTGCCGTAGCCGATCGTAGCCACATTAGCATCACAAAGGTAAGCAGTTAGCCGCAAGCCTTCAAAGGATTTAATTAGCTCAAGACCTTTGGCGGAGATTGTCATTATACAATGAGATATTGGAATACTGCGTAGAATGGAGTTCCTGATCCAATAAATGTAGTATCTTCTGAAGAAAATCCAATGCTTTCAGTTCTTACAAATCCATTGCACTGATTAGGTTGGTCAATAGTAGCAACACCTCTTGCGTTATCTGATGTTGTTGCTATTGGAAAAGTAAAATCAAATTCGCCAGAAGTAACGCCTACACCTGAAAAATCAATATCCATAGTTCCTGAAATAACGCAATTTACAACATTCCCAATTCTGTTGTAATAAGCTTGAGTCAATGTAGCTGCTGTTATTGCATCAGTAAAACCACTAAATGTCGGTGTCCAAGTGCCGCTTTCAAAAAGATTATTAACCTCAATCTTCTTGGTTGTTCCTGCTGCTGATTGCGATGTATCGCTAACATCAACTATGCAAAGGTAGTCGGTTGCTTCTGCTGATGCGAGAGCTGTTAAGTCTGTTATTTTTATGCCTGCCATAGTTTCTAAAAGTTTAGTATAAAGAAAACCGCCTCGCTTGAGGTCGGGAAAGTTATGTTATTAATGGTGTATTGGTCAACGCTGATAAGCATAATGCCCTGCTCTGTTTCAAGATGGAAGGTTTTATCATCTACCACCTCGCAAAACTGCCCCTCTGTAATGTCTATGTTTATCATTGCTTAATAATTTGGAAGTAAGAGATAACTGTTGAATCGGTAATCACTGCATTCTGAATTGCAAAGATAATATATTGGTTGACTGTCCAATCAATATTAGAATTTGTTTGCACCCCGTTAAAGTTACCTAAGTCGCTGAACAAATTCGATGCTGCATTTATTGACTGAGTTACAGTTGCACTTTTAATCAGCACTTGCCTTTCCGTTCCTAAGTAGTTGTTTGCGCCTGCTGATGTTATGGATGTTGCAATTAAAGTAGCGGCTGGCACTGTCAACGAATCGGCAGTGTTGATGTACATTCTTAATGTTGTTAAGCCAGTTGAAATTGTTTTACCGAACCTACATTTTATTTCTATTATATCACCAACCGCAAAAGTATTTGCAGGCACTAACTGACTTACAACTTTAGTGTTTGCCGTTGTTCCTACAACCGCTGCTTGGTTGTTTAAGTCTTTATAAATTGAGCCAGTCTTATTGTTAAAGGTAGTCCAATTAGCAGCAGTTAAAAAGCCCTTGTTGCTTGCGCTTGCCGCTTGCCCATTGGCATAGTCAATACTTATTACTCCTGCCGCTGCGTCAAAATCATTTGCAGTAAAAGCAGCCGCACCTTTAGTTGTGCCATCAGCCGCAGCATCTGCAATGCTTATCGCAGGAGTTGCTCCTCCACTTGATGCAATTGGAGATGTGCCGCTAACATTGGTAACTGTGCCATTACCTTTTGAGTTGAAAGTTGTCCAATCAGCAGAGCTTAATGCGCCTCTATTTGCTGCGCTTGCAGTTGGCAAGTTAAATGTATGAGTATCAGTTGCAGAAGATATTGCGAAGTCAGTGCCCGAAGTTCCAACTGCTAAGTTCTGCACTTGCGCAGTTAAGCCATTAAGGGCAGTTAAGCCAGTTGAGAATGTTGTTAATACTTCGCATAGGTTGTTATCTTCTGTGTGCAGGGTTATCGTCTTGCTGCTATGAATTACATATACTCTAATTGCAAGCCTATCCGCAGCAAGTAGCACTGTGCTTGGAACTGCAACCGCCGTTGTATATAAGTCAACTTGAGTGCCATTAGTAATAAACTCAGGGTTTGCCGAACTTGATGCAATCAATGTCAATGTTCCTGCGCTTAGCTTGTAAAGCTCAATATAGAATCTTGGCGTACCTCCTGCACTTGATGAACTAAAGTACATCTCGAAGTTCCAATTTCCAGCAGGAATCGCTAACTGATTTGGAACACTCGCATCAGTAATAAATGATTGAATATAGCCGTCTGCATTGATAGTAAAATCTGTTCCTGCACCAATTACAGGAGTGCTGCTCATTTGCTTAAATGCAACTCCTCCTAAAGTACCTTGAGCAACCGACCCATTAAGATAGTAACTAAGTGTTGAGCCGCCTCCGCTTGATGTTGGGAAGTTTGCAAGTTGCCCATCTCCTCGAATATATTGGCTTGAAAGTCCTGCCGCTGCTACCGCTAAAGTTCCGCTTGTTGTTATTGGATTGCCAGTTACAGAAAAGGCAGCAGGCATTGTTAGGTCAACTGATGTAACTGTTCCGCTTGGAATTGTTGGAAACAATGTCGGCGTTCCCGTTCCATCTAAGTAGTCGGCAATTGTTCCCGTTGGCACATCAAACTTGCCGTTAAAAGTATTCCAATCAGCAGTGCTGAGGTAACCGTCGCTTGCTGCCCCTGCCTGACTGATTGAAATGTCTGGAGTATTACCGCCGCTTGATGCAATCGGAGCTGTTGCAGTAACATCCTCAACAATTGTATTTGGTATATCTGCCGTTGTAGCAATAGTATAATTGCCAGTTACCTTGTTTGGAAACTCTAATTGTACGTTTGCATTACTAAGATTATTAACTGATAGTATGCCTGCGCTTGTGCCATCGGATAATGTTAATTGTCCACTTGTATTAACAAACATTTCAGCGTATGCGCCAGTAACGCTGTTGTATGCT